CAGGTATCGTGACCTTGCCCTGTGCTACTACTAGAGGGCCAATGGCGTTACCGTTGGCGCTTCCTACCACACTCTCCCCCTCCAGATGCCATAGGTTGGAAACCTCCGTGATCTGTTTTCTAACCTTGCCATCAGAAAAATAAACTGGGAAGGAAGTCCCATCTACGTTAGACCCGTTAAGCTGAAGCGCAAACGTATCTGTTGTGGCGCTGGCTACAGTAAAGCCGACGCCGCAAACGCTGGTGCAGGGTTTCTTACCTTGAGTTGTGGTTGTGTCCACTTCCAATATGTCAGAAATATCTATTGTATCCCCGTCAGAAAATCCGTGACCTGCAGCGGTAACCACAATCGGATTAGCGTTTGTGTAACCCGTTATTGTGACCGGCACGTCGTAAGTTAAACCAGCATCCACAAAAAACGCATCCTCTAATACTTCAAAACCTCTGTCGTCCATCCGCTCAATATACTTTACGCTGTTGCCCCCAACCTTTCTCTGTACAACAACATAAACAGCATCAAGGTTACCCTCCGCTATAGAAGTACAAGACGTGAAGTCCCCCTTTGTTGTGTTCCTAGTCCACCCAAATACTTCCTGTTCTTTTAAGTAAGTCAAAGACAACAGGACACCATCGTTTCTAACGGTGTATATAATACTGTCAGGCGATTGCTTATAGCACCAGTCATCAAGGGTCTTGTTGTCAAACAAATGCCTAGCAAGAATAGAAATATCATTACCGCTATAACTGTCTGTCTCGTACCTGTACCCTAGATCTCTAATGATTGACCCCGGCTCTACAAAAAGGACGTTAGCCCCCGAAACAATTGGCTGTAAATCTGTACACCCAAAGTATGTCTGTGGGGTAACCTCAACGGTTGCCGGTGTTATAGCTGCGTCTGCTGCTCCGCCTAGTAGCCACTCTCCCCCAGAAGTCAGAACAACCATGTCTGATAAAGGAACTAAATGCCTGATCTCATTAACCTGCATAGCCGCTATTGTGATGATAATTGCATCGTCGTCTTTACCGGGGATTGAAGAAGCCATATTTGATATGTTGGATGTCTGCGACATAAAAATTCGTTGAGGGTGATTGTTGGTGTTAGCAAACAATCTACGCTGCTGATAATAACCAACAGTGGAGGGAAAATTATTAGTACCAATAAACGGGTTTCTAATTACGGGTGGAGTATCGTCGGTGTCCGCTTCTATGTTATCGTCATGGAACGTTTCTAGCTCCGTCACCCCTATGAAACCAAATATACCATTTACGTTTTTGTATACGTTGTAACTACCGGCTCCATCCATCGCAGCCCAAGTCACTGTATTGTCCGTAGTCGTATCGTGAGAGTTGGTAACTTTTTTAAAAGCAGGCGCGTACCTGCCTCCGCTGACATATGCGGTGTACCCCGTAGCGTCCACGTTATTAAAACTGGTGTCGCTCAGCGTGATAGAGGTAGATGTGGGAACCCCGTGTACCCTGTACCTACGATTGTTTAATTCAATCGTACCCACAATCTGATTTATTTCAATCTCGTCTCCCCTTACAAGATTATGCGCAGTCGGCATGTGAATACGGGCCGGGTTCTCTAGATTGATAGCGTTTATGGGGTCGTATGCCAGAACACCTCTAAGGCTCTCCTCATCAGTGTCTACATTAATAGACGTCACGGCATACTCAACCGTAGTCGATCCGGTTGAGTTAACAGTAGCGTTTACATTAGTAGGAAAAACCGTCTCAGGATAAAAAACAATATCTGCTATTGTCCAAGCGTTGTGATCTGTTCTGGTCAGTTCTTTGGGCGCAATATCAGGGTGCGTTATTGTCATTACGTCTGCGCTCTGCACGTACTTCAATTCACTAAGCATTGCCGTAGTGTATGGAGTGACCAGCTCAAAAATACCGGTTGCTGTCCCGGCGGACGCGTATGTAGTGAAGCCAGTGCTGTCGATGTTGTCATCCTGCAAATCTTGAAGGCTAAAGGACGTTGTATCTATAACGGTGACATTAAAAGTCCTGTTGTTCAGCTCTGTCATGCCAACAACGCCAGAGATATACACCTCGTCTGCAGAGACAAAACCATGAACTGCTGCAGTTGTCACAACACATGGATTAGCCTTGGTGGCCGCGTTTATGGTAGCCGTAGTAGAGGAAAGGACTTGCCCTCCATCCTTGACAACCCTCATGTATAAATTACCAAACTCCAGAACGTAAGTTTGCGCTGTGTTAAACTGAAAGGGGATTAAACGAACTTGTGTAGCGCTGTCTTTACATTGCGCGACATATCTGAAACCAGCCCTGTTCTCCATGCCACCGTGAACTTTACAAAAAACATTTTCTGCAAAAGCTACACTGCTCTTGTATTTTGCTATATCAACACGAGCAGCAACCGCTGGACTAATCTCTCCTCCAGATAAGCTGCTCTGTATTAACTTCGGCATTTAGCAGGCTCCTTTAAGAGGGCGAGGTCGTCGGGCTATTAAATACTGTTATCCCTGAAGTTGTGTCACCATCTCTAGCTAGTATCCATCCTGCTTCTGGGGGATCAGGCTCGATACCCTCTGCAGCGTCATTTCCTCTAGCCATGTTTAATTGCGCTTGGTACATGTTGTATAAATTGGTTGCTATGCCGCCGTCTCCCGTCAAGGCCATCGCAATTTTGGCAGCAATACTATACGCAAAAGCAACTGTGAAGTTAGCGTCGAACTCCTGCGTGTCTGTGATCCGCTTAATGTATTTTATTTGTGCGTCTTCCTGATCTGTCAGAACACAATATTCATCGTCGCCATTAATGCCCACTTCAAATTTTATAGGGGTAGCTTCCCTCCCTGCTGGGTTTGTAATACTCAATATCCGTAATGCGTCTACAGGATACAAATACATAAACGTCCAAAGATTGGGCGCTGTCCCAGTGAGCGCAGCAGGGGAAGAAAATTTCTTGGCAAAGTTCCAAGTGTGCTGACGTAAAAGACTGTCCCTAGCCTCTACAAAAACAAGGTTAACCTGCTCTGCTTCTGTACTGGCTTCTGTGAGGGACGTTATGTCAAACCTATCTCCTACGTATGATAGTGCAAGTTTAGCTATCTGTACTTCTGATGCCATAGTTATTCACCATTCAATTCCGCAACCATTTCATTGGCAGCTTTCTTTGTTAGATTGTCGCCGACAAGTTTGCCTGCTTTAAAGACATCGTATTTACCTCGACCTCTGTGAATAGCATTAGACATTGTCTCTGGGTCTGGAGCCGGGGCCTCTTCTTTTACACCCTCAATTATAATAGCGTCTGAAGGGAGTTTCCCTTTCTCAAGCATACTATTGGGGATCTCATGTATCTGGCCTTTCTCATAATAAACACCGTCGCTACCAAAAAAATTCTCACCAAACTTTACTCTCGCCATAAAAATATCTCCTGTTAAGGAAAAGGGGCGTCCCTCTGAAGGGAGGACACATAGAGACGCCCCTTAACCATGGAAGCTAGTTAAGCCTAGTTAACAGCGTCCGGTTGCGCAGTCCAACCAGTAGGATCAACCGTCACAAAAGCGTCGATCGCCCCGGCAGTCAGTGCTGCAGTAGCAGTAGTTATAAGAAGACCAACATACTGCTCGTAGCTATTCCCCATAGCGAGGGGCAGGACAAACCGCTTTCCAAGGGTCAAGTCGGCTTTTCCTATAGCGCCAGTAGACATGTGATCTGTCTCAGTGCCGTCTGTGGCAATTGCCGCCGCTGCGTCTGAAGCAAGGCGGAAATTTACAGTAGCGGCACCACCGCTAGTTACAGCAGCGGTGAGCTGTATGACCAGATAGAGGGGCTGGCCCATACCGATATCACGGCTGCTTTCGATGTTAACGACATCACCTTGTAAACTAGTACCAGTACCAGTGGTCAAGGTTACGTTGTCGCAGAACTCTAGTCTGTCATCAATAATCATAGCGTTTCACTCCTTTCTATGAAATTGTTGCTTCGTTGGTTTTAAGACTGTCAACCCTACGTACAGGATAACCGCCCCATGTGGTCTGCATAGTGCCGCCAACATTCTCCATAGTAAGAGTGGAGTTTTTGACACCGTCAGACGTTTGACGTCTAAGGAAACCAAGAATTGACCGATCCATGTACCAGACACACCGACCCGAAGTACTGGGTAGTTGTGAAACAGCCTGATGCATTAAGTCGTTCAAGTCTGCGCCAGTAGAAATGTCAGCGGTCAACAAAGAACGATCTAAGTTGCAGATACGTACAACATAGCGCCAGTCTCGGACACACATGCCCACGTCCCAGCGATAATGCGTGCGATATGCCTGCATACGACCGTTTGAACCATCAACATTTTCAATGGTGACTTCGCCTAGATCACGCTGTTGGACACCAGCCGTCGAGCCTTTAGGAATAATCCCGTGACACGTTTGAGGTGACCAGCAGACCAGCCAAATGCTCGCGTTATCAGAACCGGAACCGCCGCCAGCAATAATATTCTCTGCGTTATCGGCAGACAAACTATTGAAGCGAGGCGCAAGACCTGTGAAGCGCTCAGGGTTGGTTGTCTCATCCCCATAGAACAGAGTGGTGGAGACTTGCTGACTTAGACCTTCGATATGCGGCCTGTCTTCTTGAAGACGAAACGCAGCAGGGTTGCCTGCCATGTCTACAAGAGCTTTATCAACTTCCGCATAGTCTTCCAGCATACCGCAATTATCGGTGACCTGCACATTACGACTTTTAGTCGGCTGTACACCACCGTACAATTTACGCCATGTTGGAGTAGGTATACCAGAACGAATAGTGGTTCTATGACCCGTAGTGAGGTTGCCCTCAATCCACGTCATGTCAGCCAAAATTTCATTGGTCTGGTTTAGTATTTCGACCACGTCGGCAATACTGCCGTCGGGATCTGTGACCTTAGCTAGATCTGCTAAAGTCGGGTTTACAACACTGAGTGTAGCCATTTTTAACTCCTCATCTCAGTTATGGTTTATCGGGATACATAGAAGGGTACATGCGCTGTAGTGGGTCGCCTTGATTATCAGCGGCCCCCCCTGCGATAAGATCGCTGTCGCCCATGGCCTTTCCTATGCGATAAAATAAACGCACAAGCTCAGGATGATTACCAATACCTAACCCGTCAGGGTTTGTGGCACTGGATTTGGCTAAGATACTTTTCAAACCTGCTGTCGAAAATTGTTCTACGGCTTGATTAGCAATGGTGAGATTGGCGGAGAAATTTTCTCCACCCAACTCCTCATCTGATTTAGCCTGCTCAGCCCAATCATGTACGCGTTGGGTATATGCGTTGCTGTAGTCTTCTATTGACGCAACGCCTTGCTCAACTTGCCACGCCACAAGTGCTTGGTACTGTTCCTGAGACAGGTTGGCAGTTTCGGCAATTGTAGAAAACTCGTTGAGTTTGTCTTGGACATCAGGGGATACCTCATATCCTTCTGGTGGCGCAAACTTGTACCCGTCTTCTGGCACAGCGCTACCATCACCATCACCTCCGTCATCCGACAGCAAGGTTTTAGGTTCTTTGGCCTGCTGCTCTTCTGCAGCAGGGGCGTCCTGTTTAGCCTCAGTCTCTACTGGGGCTTGTTCTTCTGTAGCTTCTTCAGCTACTAAATCCGTTTCTTCATCACTCATCGAAATGGTTCTCCTCTAACATTTTCATAAACAATTTAGGCTGATTGTCCTTAATTTGGTTATATAGATTAACCCCTAAGTTCCTCACGCCTTCATTATATGCCGTGCCGGTAGCGCCTTCTGGAACAAAGCTGTTACCCAACACATGGCACTTGTCGAAAATTAAATCATATGCCCATCTACGTCCTCTTGGCTCAGACAAAATAAACCTAACATCGTTTTCTCTATCATCATTCTCACGCTGGGCTTTACTAACCTGTCCTTGGTCACTGCTATCCGTCACTATAAAAGGTTTTGTCATGCTGTTAGCCCAGTGCCTAGCATGTCAGTTAAGGCGTTAGGGTTCTGTGTGTCTGTCTCGGATAGAATTTTAGCGCCTTGGGCTGCTTCAGACGCAGCGGCCATAGCCTGCTGCTGCTGTTGTTGCTCGGCTCTAGCTTGTCTAGTTGCGGCAACTGCTGCTGTGTCTTTCATAATATCGAGAGGGTTCCCTAAGATGTCGGAGTATTCCCTCAACGCTGCGTCAGCGTCTAGGTTATCTACAATGTCAGGGAAAACAGCGACAAGGTTACCTGCAAAGCTCATGGTGCGTTCTATGCCAGAAGCGGCAACGGCTTGCTGCGCTTGTGCTAACAGGGAAACATACTGAACATCTAATACACCTTCAGCTAAATCCTGTGGAGGAGGCGGTATCATCCCTCGCTCTAGCGCGAAAGCAAACGTGTCGTCCAAAAGTGGGTCTAGCAATTCTACGTTCAAACGCTGCAGCACTGGGCCAAGCAATACTAATTTTTCTTCATGCCTTTCCGCCACTTCTGTAGCCGTGATCTGTCTACGGTCAGAGCTGATCATCATGGCAAAAAGGTCAGCGTAGAACCCCCTAGCAATTCTCTGTTGGACTTCCTGTATGTCCACCATCAGTTCCTGAATACGAGGCTGAATTTGATAGGCCGGTGTAAACGCAGGCTGTCCCTGTGTGCCGTCCACGTAAGTAGTGCCGCCAGCTATCACAGTGGTCGGCCTCCCCTTGAGACTAGACGGAGCCACCATGGGAGGGTTCACCATTTTATCGATCGCTTGGGCTTTACGTTTCTGCTCATGCTGTAATTGTTTGATATCTCCGAGATGATCCATGGCAGGGCTTCTTCCATAGACATCGCCCTGTAGAACATCCCAGCGCGGTACGTAAGCAGGGAACGTATCGTAGCCCCCTTCTTCAAGTAGATCTTGTCCGTCTGCCCCCAATTCAAAGTAGCAGGATTTAAACCTCTTGTTCTTAACATCTAACCTGTTGGGGTCGCGCTCATGGTTTCTTCGAGGCTGCACCATATGAACGATTGGGACTAGAGTGTCGTAATCACTATTGTTCCATAATCTCTTTGTAGCTTCTGATACTCCGCTCCAGTCCCAGTCACTCTCAGGGAGACTTCGATCGCCGCCCATAACAAATTTTTCAATAACCTGAGAAACGGACATCGTA